GAAGAAAATCCCACGGCATCACGCATGGCTTGCACCACCGCTTCCCCTTCGGCGCTGTCTTCCCCGCCCTTTACGTAAATCACCCCAGAGAAGCCTGTCGTCGGGGAGAGGTAGGACTTGCGGCCGTAATAGTATTTAAACTCCGGGTCAAGAAAGCCGACAAATTGGCCACCCGTTTTCTGGGTGAAGTGCGCCCCGTTCTCGCCCTTGTAGAGCGTCCCCGTGTCGCTGGTCTTCGCCTTGAAGGTGCTGGCCTCGTAGATCGGGGCCGTGGCCGTCCCGCTGCCGATGCCGGCGATGGGTGCAGTGCTATCCTCAATCTCAAAAAAGTTGCGGTGCGTCTCGATGGGCTCGCTGCTCGTGGCTACGGCGCCAGAGACGTTGGGGGTAGTCACGCTCGGTTCCCCTTCACCAGGCGTCACGCCTGTGTTGATGCCGACGTACTCGACGGACAAGGTGGCGATGCCGTTCTTGTCGTAAGTCGCCGACACGCGGTTTGACCACATGAAGGCATCAAAGGGGGCCACGGGGTGTGGCAGGCCGCGCTCAAACTCGGTGATTTCAACAGCGTACTCTTGGTCTAGTTTGAACAAGCATTTGCCGGTCCATAGGCCGTAGCCGTCCTGCTGGACTGTCCAACCTGGTTGCAGGACTGGGCTGGATAGGTCGTTTCCTTTGTCGATGCGGGCCATGTTAAGAGACGTTGGTGGTCTGGTAGTAGATGTTCTTGGAGGCGTTGCCGTTGCTCTGGTCCTTGGTGAAGTCCGAAGACGAGCCGGAAGCCGCCGCGATCACAGCCAGGTACTCGTTGGCCTGCTTCTGCAGCTCGACCTGCTGGTTGAGAATGTTCATCTGGGGCGAATTGCCCACGCCGAAGGTCGCGTTGGCCTCGGCGAAGACTTGCGCAGGCTTCTCGCCTTGCTTCTCTTTGGTCTCCTTAGCCTTGGCCTGCTCTTCTTTTAGGGCCTTGGCCATGTCGGCCTCGACCATCTTGGCCACCGCGTCCTGCACATACTTGAACGTAGACAGCGCCGCCTCGCTCATGCCAGGGCCTTCGTCCCCAGTGTCGGCCGCTTTGAAGAAGTATTCCCGGCCGCGAGGGTCGCGCTTCAGAAACTCCTCGGTCACAGTCTGGCGGGCCAGTGCCGCCTGCTCTTTTTCCTTCTCGGTGCGGATGTCCACCTGCAGCTTCTGGGCCATGTAACGGGTCGTCGGGTCAACAGGGGAAGCCTTCAGCTCCTCGATCTTGATGCCGGCGGCGAAGTCCACCGCGTCCTTGGCGTCCTGCCGCGCCTTGGCGATGCTGGCGGAGATAAAACTGACGGCCTGCTGCACCAGTACCATCGGCGCAAGAAACCCCATGAAAAGGTCTTTGCCGAACTCGGTGAACTTTTTGCCGATGGCCTGCGTCTGGCGGTCCATCTCGGACATGGCCTTCTTCGCCTTGTCCACCTGCTGCGGGACGTCGGACGTGCCCTTGATTTGGTATTCTACGACTTGGGCCATGGGTAGGTCTTCAACCTTGGGAACCCGTAAAGCCTGACATGGCCTCCTCGTCCTCAGTCGTCAGCAGGTTAACCTCCACCCCCTTCAGCCCAGAGAAGGTCGTCGATAGCCAGACGGCCTGACACTCCGGCATCGTCCACGCACGATCCTCGGGCACGCCGTTGGTGATAAGGTTGGCCACTAGGTTGATTACCCAGGGCATGCCGCTCACGCGCTGCTCTAGTTTGCCGCTGTCCCAGAACTTGGGCCAATGGGACTCCAGCATGTAGGTCCGGAAAGCCATGCAGTCATTTGCCAGCTTCACGTCGTCCTTGGCCCATACATAAAGCAGGGCCTTGTCCTTTCCCGTCACGTCGTCGATGGGTAGGCCGGCGCACGTCTTGATTGCCGCGAGCATGTGCCCGGTGGTGTACTCGGCCGCCTCGACGAAAGGCGAGTTGATGGCGTGCAGCCTTACCCGGTGACGCAGGCAAAAGGGAGGCAGCCGATAACCGAGGAAGTCTACTTCCTGCGGATCGGTGAAGGCTAAAGCAAAGCGGCGGTCCATGCCGCTACGCTTTAAGCGTAGGACGCGATGCCGTCAACCTGGCGGAACTTGATAGAAACTCGGACGAAGTCCTTGTTGCTGCCCTTTTCCGAGACGGACTCTACAACTCCGGCGATGCTCTGGGAAACCCCGACGTCCGTCTTCATGGCGATCGTGATGGCCGCACCGACCTCCGGCATGTCCGTGGTCTTGGCGATGCCTTCCACAGTGCCGGTCCGCTCCACGCCGTCGTAGCGCAGGGTGACAGTCACCCCCGTCTCGTCGGCCACCTTGTCGTTGAGCTCAAACGCCTTATCGACGCTGACGCTCTGGCAAATGAAGTTTGAGATGCCCGCTTGAACGGCAACGCCGAACAGGACAGTCACGCCTTTGAGTACAGCAGCCATAGGTGGTTCTTAACCTTGGGCGGGTGGTCAAGGCGCTAAGACGCACATCACCGAAAGGCGCAGGACAGTGGCCCACGCTCCCGTCTGCTCGTCGAGCCCCTGGTCCTCGGAGATCACAGTCACGTCGTACAGCAGGGCGTCGCCCTGGGTAGAGAAAGCCGTGGTCATGGCGGTCACGTCCGACAGGGTGGCCACCATCGCGGCGGCCCGCGCCCGGTGGGTCGTCAGGGTCACGTCGTTGGCGTTGTCGTGCAGGACGCAGCGGACCTGGCAGTCGTAGTTGCCCAAGCCGTCGGGCAGGCCAGAGGGGGTGTTGGCCGAGTCGCAGACCACGACCACCTTGGGCATGACCGAGTCGGCCGTGCTGTCGCCCGGGTAGATGTTCACGGCGCTAAAGGTCGCTTCGGCCTGAAGCATGGCGACGAGGTTGCCCTCGACGATGTGGCGGATGGAAGATGTGCCCATGGGTTAAGTCTTTGTGTTGTTGTTAAAATCGTCCACGTCCTTCTTCAGTCGGCGGGCCAGGTCTAGGTGCACCTGCTTGTAGCGCAGGCCGATCACTGTCTCCTTCACGTCGGCCTCGGTGCTGACGTTGTTGGTGTCGGCGATGCCGTTGCCGATAATCAGGTTTAGGTTGGAAGGGGTTTCGTTAAAGTTAAAGTACCCAGCACTGCCGGCGTGGGCCTTGATGTAGTTGCCGACGCCAGCCGTGCCGAAGTTAGACTTGCCCTCGCGGTAGGAGGGCTTGGGCAGGCCCATCAGGACCTTGTACCAGCCAGACTTCAGCTTGCCGACATGAGCCGTGCGGCTGGCAATGTACTCTTGGATTTCCGCGTCCGTCTGCACCAGCAGCTTGTCCCGCCAGTTGGACAGGGGCTGAGTAGGCTTGCCGAGCTGCTTGAAGCGGCCACCAGCCTTAGCCAAAAGCATCTTGTGGACCGGGCGTAGATCGCGCTGAAAGCCTAGGGTGCCGTAGTCAGTGCCCCGGGCCATCGTGCGGGAAAAGTAGTTCTTGGCCTTACGAAAGGCCCGCTCGTCGTCGTAGTCGTTGGCGATGGCCTGCAGGACGCGGGTGCCGCGCTTGAGGGCCGTGCGGCCAGCGCCGTCCATGAGCGCCCGAAACTCGGCCGGGTTGCCGTGCCTGGTAGAGTAGGCCAGTTTCTTGGATAGGATGAGCAAAGGGGCGATGCCCTTGCGATTATCGGCCGCCACGTAAATCTTGCGAACGTCCGCCGCGATGGCCCGCTTGCCGGCCTTTTCGCCCGAGACAGTCAGGCCACCCTTGCCGCCGGCAGCCATCGGGGGCGTCAGCATCATGGACTCCCGGCACATCAGGGCGGCGTTCTTTAGGCCGATGTCCTTGATGGTCTCGCGACAAGCAAAAGCATACCTGGTCATGGCCTCCTGAAACTGGGCCATGCTCTTGGGGCCGACAGTTAGCCGGACATTAATCACTGGTTAAGCAGGATGACCTGAAGGGTCACCCAGGCGCTCGGGCGCTTGTGGGTCTGGCTGATGATCCGAAGGCTCTTCCCATCTACGGCAATTACTTTGCCAATCCCTAGGGAGGCAATGGGCTCTTGGCTGACGACGATGGCCGCCGATGCCCCATTAGACCCGTCTGGCAGGCTCCAGGAGGCCGTTGCAGCGGGGATGCGGACAGAGTGCTGGGTCCGGTCCACAAAGCCCCCCTCTTGGAAGGACTGCGTTACCATAGGGTCGGAGATGAGGCACTGAAAGGTAATGGCCCCCGCGTTGGCGGACCCGGACACCCCGAACTCGTCCACCATCAGCTTGGCGTCGTCGAGAAAGGTGCCGTCAGCGTAAAGGCTCATGTTTGTCTTAACCTTGGGATGAGGTCAAAAAAAAGGGGCCCCCGTTAGGGAGCCCCAGTCTTTCACTAAGCCGGTTAGGCTTAGGCGCTCTTGATGCGCTTGAGGTTCGCGCGGCCCTTGGCGACACCGAAGCGGATGGCAGCGGTGAGGTAGAGGATGCCGCCCGTGTACTCGGACTCGACCATGACGGACAGGCCGCCAGAGGTGGCCGTGCCGGAGTTCGGCGAGATGGACCAGACCGAGCCGGTGCCGATGCAGATGGCGTCCTTGGCGGCGGCGAAGCCGACGAGGTTCTCGCCGTTGGCCGCGAGGCCGGCGAACTGCATGACCTGCAGGGTGCCGATCTGGCCGACGATGCCGGTGCGGACCACGCTGTTGTTGCCCTGGGTGTTGAACGCCGAGGTCAGCTTGGCGTCCTTGCGGAGCGCGCCGATATAGGAGGAGTTCAGCACGAGGCCGCGCTGCTCAGGGGCGAGCAGGTCGTCGAGGGCGGTGTCGAGGTCGACCACGTCGTTGTAGTCGAAGTCGACGGCAGCGATGACGATGTTGCTGGAGTAGTTCGCGTTGGTCACGAGAGCGTTGACGGCCGCGTTGGCCTTCTTGACGATCTTGGCAACCGCTTCTTCGCGGAAGGCGTTGATCACACCCTCGGCACCCCAGGCGGCGAGCTCGGAAGCGTCGAAGCTGCGGGTGGCGTGGTAGTGGATGAGATTTACGCTGGCCTTGGTGATATCGGCGTCTC